ATTCTGGAAGTATTGGAGTATCTAATCCTTTTACTGGCTTAACAGAAGACGAATTGAGGCGATTAGCCAATGGCAACGACTCAACTTGATATGGATAAAATTAAAGAGGAAGCGAAAAAGGAGTTAGCAAGACGTAATTTTGCTGACTTCTTTTCTTATTCTCACGGTGGTATCTATGCACCGTTAAGACACCAAACGTATATAGCACCTTATTTGCAACGTATTGCAGATGGTGAAAGATTATTTTTAATCGTGGAATTGCCACCACAGCATGGGAAATCAACTTTTATTACTGAGACATTCCCAGCATACTATCTGATGAAGAATCCAGAAAAGTTAGCAATGGTTGTTTCATATTCAGAAGAACTTTACAAAAAGTTTGGTCGTAAAAACCGTGAGAAATTCAGAACTTACAGTGAATCATTATTCGATTTAAAAATCAGTTCTGATACGGCTAGTGTTTCGGAATGGGGAATTGATGGTCATCTAGGGCAGTTGTACAGTACATCAATCCTTGGTGGTGCTACTGGTCGTGGTTCTTCACTTCTGATTATTGATGATCCAATCAAAAATAGGGCTGAGGCGAATAGTAAAACGATTAGGGATAAGATATACGCTGAGTGGCAAGATACGTTTTACTCTCGTTTATCTGCTACGGGTTCAGTCATTATCATTATGACTAGGTGGCATGAGGACGATTTAGCAGGTCGATTGCTTAAAGAAGGTAATCTTCCGTGGGTTGAAATAAAGATACCTGCTATTGCTGAAGAGGGAGACTTATTAGGTCGTGAAATCGGTGAGTCGTTGGCTCCTGAAATCGGTAAAGATGAAGAATGGGCTAAACAAACAAAGGCTGTTTCTGGTTCTCGTGGTTGGGCTTCTCTTTATCAGCAGAGGCCGACTCCTGCAGGAGGAGATATTTTTAGACGTTCATGGGCTAAGTTTTACGTTCCAACAATTGAAATGAGAACTAAGCTAGGTTTAAGTGATGATGTTGTGATTTTACCAGATGACCTAGACAGACAAGTCCAGTCTTGGGATTGTACCTTTAAAAACAAAGAAACATCAGATTATGTCGCTGGTCATGTTTGGGGGCAGAAAGCAGCTGATTATTACTTATTAGATAGACATCATGAACGTATGGGAATAGTTGAAACAATGAAAGCTATTCAGTCTATGACAACAAGATGGCCTAACGCTCATGCTAAATATGTTGAGGATAAAGCCAATGGTTCAGCAGTTATTGAAATGTTGCAAAAGAAAATAGCTGGAATGGTTCCAGTTAATCCAGATGGTGGTAAAGAAGTAAGAGCTTATGCTGTTTCTCCTTTTTGGGAAGCAGGTAACGTTTATTTGCCACATCCGTTATGGAAACAGTGGTCTGATGAGATATTAGATGAACTAGAATCATTTCCAAATGGTGCTCATGATGACGACGTGGATGCTATGACACAAGCGTTAGTTAAAATGAGTAAACCTTTTGAAGTTAAAGACTTTAAACCTAGAATGCCAAAAATAAGAGGAAGGAGGTCGAAAGATTGAACTTTTATCAACGATACAAACGAAAAAGAGCGATAAATAAATCTAAAAAGTATTTAAGAAGTGTTCAAACAGCAGTTCATAAGAACGCTAAGAGGGCAAGAATGCAAGGTGGTAGAGAAACAACACCACTTTATAAACGTTGGTTACTCAATGAGGACATGCCTTTAAGACGAGCACCTCACAGAGAAAAACATATTCTTGAGACCTTGAAGTATTTACGTGATATCAATCCGGATGCGTCTATGGCAGTCTGGAATTTCTTGCGTTTAGCTAATCAAGGTCATACTGTTGAGGTCTTTGACCAAAATGGAGACAATGATGAAGCGGCGCAAGAGTATATCAATTCTGATTTAGCTCAACGAGTAGGAAAGTTATATAGTGGCGGCACTGATCAATTGATTAATGTTCTTAATTTGACTGGTTACACTGAGGGAGCTGTTGCTTTAGAGGTTGAATTAAACGAGTCACTTGATGATGTAGTAGATTTTCATGTGATTTCACCGTCACGACTGGACTTCATTATGGATAAAGAAACAGAGGAACTAGTTTTAGTTGAAAGAAAAATCGATGGAACATTTACCAGGTTAAACATGGAGCAAGTGTTTTATGTTCCGATTGACCCAGATGTTGATGATCCTTACGGTCGTAGCCCTATGTTGCCAGCTATTGAAGCTATTTTATTCCAAACAGAAGTGTTAAGGGATTTAAAAGCTGTTGCTCATCATCAAGGACATGCACGTTTTGATATCTCTGTATCAGCTGAGGCGATACTTAAAAACTTACCTCAACATGTATTGGATCAGGGGGACGAGGCTGTACAAGAGTTCGTTGATAGCTATATGGACGGTGTTTTTAGTCAATTTGAAGAACTAGAAGCAGATGACGACTTTCTTCATGATGACTCTGCAAAAGTTCAGACTGTTGGTGGTACTAATGGTAAATCAATGGATAGTAAATCATTAATAGAAATCATTAATCAACAGGTAGTTACTTCATTGAAGCAGCTGCCTATTTTGTTAGGTCGGAACGAGTCAACTACTGAAACGCACGGTTCCATCCAATGGGAAATACACATCGCTGGTGTAAAAAGTATTCAAAATGTTACTAAGCGGTTGCTTGAAAAAGCTTATACTGTTGCTTTACGTGTCCAAGGTAACCAAAGCACTGTAAAAATCACGTTCAATGATGTGAGAACTAAAGACAGAGCGCAAGAAGCTAACGCTGAGGCAATTGAGATTAACAATGAAATCATGAAAGTTCAACAAGGCTGGATTGATAATGATGAGGCATCGAACGTCATTACTGGTCACGATGCTGTTGGAGAGCCTAAACAACCGCAACAGTCAGATGCCTTAGGTTCTTATCAAGCCTTTTTACAGTCTAAGGCTAAACCTAAAGACGATGAGGATTTAGAAGGTGATGAAACAGGTCGTTATATTCGAAAGTTTCCCAGTAAAGCCCTCTTGGGAAAAAGGGGGCAACGTGGAGAACAAGTAAGCGATGAAGAAATATTTCAGTTATTTGACCAGATATTAGATGCATCAATGGATATCGCAAATGATGAGTTTTTAGGTGTATTAAAAGCGCAGTTAGATAATTACATTAAAAACATAAACAAAGCGCCAGAACCTCCAAAAATAGAACGAAAACAAGCTATTAAGCATGTTCGTGCTGATGAAGAGGAAGAATCAGATGACGAGTTAGAGCTTTGGCTAATGACTTACGTCTTTTTTGAAATGAATAAAGATGTTGAGCTGTGGCGTGGTGTGGTCGAATCGTGGCTAACTCAGGTTACTTCTGTTATCGGAAACGTGAATCTGTTGAATGTATTCGTAGATGTTCAGTTTAATCAAACAGATGAGCGTTTAATGGAATGGATTAACTGGCGTGCTGAGAATACAGCTATTCAAATAGTCGATACCAACAGAAAAGAAGTGTTGAAAGTTATCAATGAGGTGCTAAATGATGGACCTTATAGCGTTAAAGACGTTGCTAAAAAGTTAGAAAGTTCTTACATGTTTGATAAATGGAGAGCTGAGACCATAGCAAGAACTGAACTTCTTTCAGCTGGTTCAACTGGTCAGTTTGCTTCTGATTTGCAACTATATGATTTAGGTATTGTCATTGGTAAAGAGTGGCGTTCAGCTCATCAAGACCGTACGAGACAATGGCATAAAGATGCTAATGGTCAACGTGTTGGGTTTATGGATTTCTTTATTGTAAATGGTGAAAAATTAATGTTTCCGCGAGATAGCGAAAATGGGGCTTCTGCTGATAACGTGATTAGTTGCCGTTGTTGGTATAAGACGTTGTTCGCTGAGGTGGATGAATAAAAAGCCAAACTGAAAGTTAAGGATGGATAACATGGGACAATTAATTATTTTATGTATCACAGGTATAACAAGCCTTGCAATAGTTGCAAGTTTGTTAAATAAGTTATGTAAGTACAAATTTGCATATAGACAAAGTTTGCTAGGTGTTGAATCGGATGAAATTATCAAGGTTATTAACGGGAATGTTTCAAAAGATAATGAAGATAGAGGAATTCAATCTAAAGTTAAAGCTGCTGATGTTCCGTTACCACCAACATATGATGGTAGAGATTGGCATAGAAAACCTATAAAAAAAGAAGCAAATCCACCATTCCTAAAAGGCTATCAACCAAAAGGGAATGAGAAAAAAATACCAAAGCCTAAAAATATCAAATCTAATAGCCGTAAATAAATACAATAATTGAAAGGTGGTGATAAATAAATGATAGTTTCTAACGTGATGGCACCAATTAGAATTACATCTAGCAATGCAGATTTTAGCGACAAAGATTTAGAATTAATCAATCGTCATACGCTTAAACCTCTTGCTAGAGAAGATGTATTTGTCTACGAAGGCATTTGTTCATCTGATGCATTGGACAGCTATGACACACGAATGGACCCGACAACAACATTAAGAAACTTTGCTGATGATTTAATTCTTGGTACTGCTTTAATGGAAGGTCACAATACTGATAGAAACCCTTACGGTCGTTCTTTTGATGCTGAAATCATAGAAAAAGACGGTATAACGTCAGTTCGTGGTCGTTGGTACATTCCAAGAGGTGTAACAATCAACGGTGTAAGTACAGATGACACAATCAGAGCTATCGAAACAGGAGTTCTACGTGACATGAGCGTGGGATTTGGTGGTCCAGATATGTGGTATAAGTGTTCGGCTGATGGTAAAGATCTGTGGGATACACCATATTTTCCAGGTGATACTGACGAAGATGGAAATCGAGTATTCTTTTGGATAGTTGATGCAAGACTTCGTGAGGTTTCCACAGTGTATAAGGGCGCTTGTCCTGATGCATACATCGAAAAGGTCCGTTCTGAAATTTCAGACGGTTCTTTAAAAGAAAAACAAATTAATATGTTTGAAGAAAGGTATCAGACGCGTTTTGAACGTGATTCTGATGCCTTTTTAAATACAAAAAAATCAAAGAGAGGTAGTGATAACGTGAATGTTATTGAAGAATTAAAAAAAGGTTTAAAGGATGGTTCTATTGAGCGTAGTGCAGTAAGAGCAGCTTTAACTGATGGAGGTCATTCTTTACGTTCTCAAGAAGATACAGCTATCAGAAATGAGCTAGGGGAAGATTTAGCAACTGTTGAAGCTATCCGTAATCTTAAAACTGAGGCTAAACATGGTCGTAAATATGTAGAAGATTTAGTGGAAGAAGCTGTAAAAGAGCGTGTAGCTGTTCAAGGTGATACTTTCAATGCTGAGAGCTACAAAGCCTTGTTAGAACGTTCTGGCGATATTGAATATATCAAAGCAGAAATTGAAAGTTACCGCAAAATGAAAGGCGACAAATTCAAACCAGGTCGTCAATTAGGTGGTAATGATGATGATAGCAACGATGACGTTGTTGTCTTGGATTAAGAAAGGGGAGATATAAATGAGTTTAAGATGGCCTAAAGGTGGTATTTTACCAGATTCGTACGGTTTATCATTAACCGTATTTTGTAAGGAGCCAGTTAATTTTGGTGATGGATTAATTTTAGATCCAACTGTTGGAGATTATGGAGTTAGAAAAGCAACTGATGGAGAAGTGCCTCAACTATTTGCGAAAGTTCAAGAAAAAGAGAAGAACGTTCCGATTAGTGCTTTCGTAACTGGCTTTAGTCGTAACGTTCTTTTAAATGTGGCTGACGGTGTAGCTGTTGGTGACAAATTAGTTGTTGGTGCTGATGGTAAGTTTAAAAAGGACGCGACTGATGTATCACACATCGTAGTATTAAAAGTTAATGCTGCTAAAAATCAAGCGGAGGTGCTTATTTAATGGGTTTATTTAGAAAAGCTTTAAAAGATGGAAAACAAATTGAGTTACCTGCTTCAGGTGCTGAGTTACGTCAAGAAATGGCAAAAGTTGCTAAAGAAGAACGTTTTGCTGCTCAAGGTAGTTCTTTACTAGAAAAGAATTCATCAGCGTTATTACGCGGTGTTTTCGAAAAAGAAGGTTTAACATGGGACGATGCAAAACGAGCACTTGACCCAAACATTTGGACTCGTAGCGTTGAACAAATGTTTACAAATACAAACACTAAGCCTTTATTCCCAATCATTACAGAAGATTACGTTCGTAATGGTTATGAGAAATCTGGTCGTGCAAGTGAGTTAATTATGGGTAACGTGCCAATGGAGCAACAAACTCAAGAATTTTACTACTATGAAGATTCTGACGATGACAAAGATAGCAACTTAGATTTCAATCTTGTTGCTCAAGGTGCTCCAATTCCAGTTACAACAATTGGACTTCAAGATAAACGTTCAATCCGTGTCTACAAACGTGGTGGTGGTGTAGAAATCACTGATGAAGCTAAATCAATGAAAATTGATATGTTAGCCGCTTTCTTAAAGCGTCGTGGTCAACGTATGGGAATTACTGATGAGCGTTTAGCTATTGAAACATTAAGTAATGGTTACTTTGATGATGGTTGGGATGCTCCAGAAGTTATCGGAGTTTCAAAAGTGAACGAGCTTGATCCAGTCGATATGTGGTATGCGACTTATTACATGAATGACGAATACGGATTTACTCCCGATAGAGTAGTAATGAACTTAAAAACTGCTGAATTGTGGTTAAAAAATGTTACTCAAGCCGGTAATCCATTATTCTTAGGTAATATCTTAAATGGTGATATGCCAAATGTAATTAAATCAGCTCCATTTATCAACAAAAAAATGCCTGATGGAAAAATCATGTTCGTTGATACTGGTTTTGCTTTACAAGAGTACACTTATAAACCATTTTCTACTGAAACAGAACGTAGTGCTAAAACTCAATTGGAAGGTTCATATTCTACTAAAACAGCTGGATATGTACCATTTGAAAAACGCGCTCGTC